TACCAGGTGGCCGGAGTATGCCGTGGCGGACCAGGTTTCCCCGTCGCCGCTCACTTCGATCACGCCGTCCTGGTTCAGGCGCAGGTACTTCACGTCCGTGTCCGCCGTCTGCAAAATGGCCTCCACCCCTGCCGCCGCCAGGGCCGGGAGCAGGGTGTTGTTGATATAGTCCTTCACGGCGTTGCCCGCCTTGTCGAACTCCTTTTTTAGCTCCGTTGCCGATAGGCCGCCCACGTCGTTGGGTTCGTCATCCAGCTTCTGAATGAAGTCCATATCGGTGGTCAGATTGTCGATTGCCATGTGTTTCACTCCCTTCATCGTGCGTAGCCGGTGTATCTCACCCGCATATCGGCAGAAAGCACCGTCACCGTGGTGTCCGTCGAAGCGGTCTTGAATATCAGCTTGTAAAACACAAATTTCTTGGCCTTGATTTTTGTCCTCGTCATGTGGGGCTTCCGGTTGGTGTTGAAACTCCACTTCCGGAAGTCCGCCGGGTCAAATGCAATGAGGGAGGAGGAGACGATCTTCTCCGTGTACTGCGACTTCTTGTCCGTTTGGACCGTCACATACACCTCGCCCCGTTCCTCCGGCTTGATGCCTACCCACAGCATGGCTGAATACTTCCGCATAAAATCCCGCTCAAAGGACAAGCTGCCGGATTCCCAATAGGCGGAGATTTCCTCCCCCTGGTCCGTCCGGTTCTCGTAGGAGAAACTGACCAGTTCCCCCTTGCTCGTCCCGATGTAAAGGTCCCCTCGGAAGTTCACCATGCACGCCGCAGGGAAGTTCTCGTAGTAATACCAGGCGTCCGTGGCGTAGTTGTTCACCAGCGCCTTGCCGTCGTGGCAGATATAAAACTCCTGGTTGTCGTTGTCGTCCCAACAGTAGCTGTCCGCCGCCGAAAAGTCTCCCAACGTGCTGTGTATCCTGTCGGAAATTCGCACCGCCTGTCGCTCGTCATTGGTCAAGTTGCTGTTATAGGCGGAGTTGTTCTTCCACTCATACAGTTCTCTGCCGAAAAGCGTCCGGGGGTTGTTCAGAACCAGCCGTACCTGCCCAGGCGCTGCGTTCCCGATGGACCGGTTTACTGGGGTGGCGTAAAAGGCAGCCGTGGTGCTGCTGTCCGCCAGGGTGGTGGTGCCGTAAGTGATGGAGTAGGTGCTGCTCTCTTTGAAAACGATGAGCCGGGAGAAATGCCGGATAAGCGCCGTGATGGGGGTGTTGGCCTCTCCCACGTCCAGCACGTTCAGGTCCGGGAAATAGTCGGCTCGTGGCTTGCCGTCATAGTCCAGCCCGGAATAAAACGCCTGGTTGCTCCCGTCGCCGTAGAGGAATACCCGGTTGTCCGTGGTGCCCGAATAGGTTTCCGAAAACCGCATGGCCTCCACAGTCTCCCGGAAGGTTTCGGCCATCGTCCACCCGATCTCAATGCTGGATACGCCCCGGTCCGGTGCCGATGCGAAGGTCACGGTCCCCGCCTCCAGGTCTGCGGTGTATTCCTCCGTGTCCATTTCCTCCCCCGTGGCGAGGGTTTTCACATAGTCCAGGCTTTTGATGCCTGTCTCCGGCAGCTGGAAGGTGGTGGATTCTCCGTCCGGGGAGAACCAACACCGCCGCATCCCGTTCAGCTTGTTCACCTGTTCCAGGGTGGTCCCGCCGCCTTCTGGGACTACGGCCACCGTCACCAGAGGCCGGTACCCCTCCACTTCTTTCAGGGTTTCCCCGTCCCATTGCAGATACTGTTTCCCGTTCAGGATATAGAGGTTTTCGGAATAGCCGAAGAAGTGGACGGTGCCGCTGGTGTCCAGCTCCCCCAAATCCTCCTTGCACCAGTCGGTCCCGTCGTTCACCTTCCACAGATGCCCGTCGCAGGCGGCAATGACATATTCCGTGCCCTGCACGTTTCCCGCCCAAAGGCCCCGCACCGGTTCTGCCGCAGCCGTTGGCTGCGCCGTCACCCGCCTCATCATCCATTGCCTGGTGTCCCCTGCGTTCTCGATGCCCTCCAGCTGATACACGTAGTCGTCCGAGTACCGCCAGTACCACCCCGTGTGGTCTCCGGCGTTCTCATACGTTACGACGTCGCTCCCCATGGAAAGTTCGATGTGCCCGTCCTCTGTGGCCTCTGCCGTCTTGTGCATGGTCAGTTTCGATGCCGCCGTGGTGTCTGTCCGCACCGCCTTTGCCGTGTCCTCTACGGCCAGCGTATAGCCTGTCATTAGGCCCATCAGCAGGGCCAGACCGGGCCGCCGCTGTAGATTGCCGTCTCGTGTGACACGGAAGTTCCGCATCACGGCGGCTTCCCCCATGGCTAGCTTGGTGTCCCCGTCCGGGCTCTCGTTCAGGCCCTTCCACTCTTTGATTTGGAATACTTTCTCTTCCGTGGTGCCCGTGATGCCTGCCATCTAGTCACCACCTCGCAAAGTGATTGTAGGGCTGGTGTCCGCCCCCGTATACGTCCTCCACGGCCTCGCTCACCGTGGGCAGGCCCCGGGTCAGCTTCTCCCGCAGTTCTTCGTATCTCTGGTTGAAAAAGGAGGCCGCCGTGGGGTTCTCGTCCACCAGCAAATGGGCTGCCAGTCCATAGGGGAGCAGGGTCTGGCAGATGTAGTCGTCCATGCCGATCACGTCCGTGAAGGCGGTGATAGGGGAGAGAATGGGCCGCTTCCCCGCCTCGCTCACCTCGTAGGTGTCGCTCCAGGGAAAGAGTTCCCCTCGCAGGGCGTTCAGAATGAGCAGCGTCCGCACCTTGTATTCCCTGGTGTCGCTGGTGTCCGTTTCGCCGCTGCTCTCGTTCACTTCATCCATCAGGCCCATGGCTAGTTCAAATACTCGCTGGGCCGTGGTCGTGGGTTCTGCCATTTGTTGTCACCTCCAGACAAAAAGGGGCTGGCCGGTGATTCAGCCAGCCCCTTGCTAGATTTAGGCGGATGCGGTGGAGGAAACGTAGATGCCCTTGGCCCGGGTGTCCAGGACAAAGGAATCGAAGATGATGCGGCCTTCCACCAGGTTGCCGCTGATGCCGGGAGGGTCCTTGTGGATGCGGTAGTCCTTCAGCTTGAACACGTCCACGGTGGCGTTCTTATACTTCAGGATGAAGTTGGTGTTCTCAGGGAACAGGCTGGAGGGGACCGTCACCACATTCACGCCGTCGATGGTGCCCCGGTAGCCCTTCCGCACGTTCTCCGTGGTCAGGGCGTCGTTGGAGCCGGTCACCACGTCCGACAGCTTAAACTTCAAGAAGGTCAGTTCGGGGATGAACAGCACCCGGTTACCTGCGGGGACCAGGTCGTCGTTCATCTGGGCGTTGGCGGTGAAGATGCGCTCCAGGATGTTTGCCTTGGTGAGCACGCCGTCCTTCACGGTGGTCACGCTGGTGCCCTTGGTCAGGCCGTTGCCTGCGATCCACTTGGCAAAGCGCTGCTGGTCGATGTAGGGGGTGACCACTTCGTCCAGCTCCCGCTTGAGGCAAGCGGATGCCTGCTTGATGTTCAGCTGGTCCTCGTTGTTGCCCTTGTCGATGGTAAAGGTAAAGCCCTTGTCGCCGGTCAGCACCAGGGTCTGCTTGGTATCACCCAGTTCGGTGGCGTCGCCAAAGCGGTTGGTGCCGCTCCGGGTGTAGTCCACCAGGGGCACGGTGTCGATACTGTAGATGTTGATGGAGTTTACACCCTCAAAGGTGTAGTCGTGGCCGCAATAGGAATCGGTCTTGGAGCCTGTAGTGAATCGCTCCTGGACCTTCTTCTCGTACTTTTCGGCAAGATTGATAGCCATGATGTTACCGTCCTTTCAGCCCCGTTGGGGGCGGCAAAGGTCAGGTCCCGTCGTCCCAGTAAAGGTCAATGAGGTCCTTCTTCTGGGACCCCCCGTCGCTCTGCTGCGAGCCGGTGGACCTTGCCTTGTTCTTCTGGTTCTTGGCTTCCGTCTCCTGCTTCTCCTGCATGGTTTTCAGTTGCTGTCTCAGGGTCTTGTTCTCGTGCCGGGTGTAAAGGTCCAGCAGGTCCCCCTTCCCGTTATGGAAGTCCATCCAGACTTCCTGGGGAATTTCCTTGGGGTCCAGGTCTGGGTACTCTTTGGCAAACCGCAGAAAAGAATCCTGCTGTTTCTTCTCTGCGTCCTTCTGGGCCTGGGCCGCTGCGTCACCCTTCCGCTTCTCCGCTTCAAAGGCCGCCCTGTCCCGGTCCAGCTTCACCCGCTGGAGGGCAATGTTCTGGTCGATGCCCTCCCGTTCCGCCATCACGCTGGCTCTCGTGCTGTCGATGAGGTCATCAACGGACCGTCCCGGACCGGCCAGTTCTTTCAAAAAGTTCTCCAGTTCCGTCAGCCGCTCCACTTCCTGTCGAGCAGCGTCCCGCTCACTTCGGATGTGGTCATAGTTCAGGCCCTTCTGGGCCAGGGTGATTACCTCGTCTCGATTTACCGTCTTGGTTTCGCCCAGGTGTTTCAGCTCAAAAGTCGGCTGGTCTGCCTCCTCCTGGCCCGTCTCCTGGGCTTCCTCGCCGGTCTCCTCCTGGGCAGGCTCCGTTTCCGTCGGCTGGTCTGCCTCCGGCTCTGCGGGCTCTGCCCCGGTCTCGTCCCCGTCCTCTCTGGTCTCCTGGGTGACGGCGCTGTCCACGTCGCTCCAGTCGTCCCGGTCCGCCGTCTCAGGGGCGGGGGTGGTTTCTTCCGCTGTGTTCTCTGCCGTTGTGACCGTTGTGATGGTGTTCTCGTCCATGTCGTGTTCCTCCCATTGGGTATGGTCGCCCAATCTCATGTGTGGTTTCGCCGTTGGTGTCCCGGCGGTGGCTTATACAAGCCCCTCTGTCGTTCCTGTCTCGTTCACCTTCCGCTGGAGCGCCGAATAACCTCCACCGGTGGGAACCTCCGGTTCCTGCCCTTGGTCTGCCACTTGGCCCTCCGGAGCCGCCCCGCCGCCTTGCGGTGCGCCTTGCGCCTGCATCTGCTGGCGTTCCTGCTCCTCGATATCCTGGATCAGTTCTCGCCGCATGGGGATGTAACCGTCCGGAATACGCTCCAGGTATTGCTTCGTGCTGATTCGGTTCAGCTGTAACAGGTTGTCTAGGGTCTGGATGGAGGCGATCTCCGAGTAATAGGAGCTGGCCCCCACGTCCAGTTTCATGGTCATGGGGATTTTTTTCAGTTCCCCAAAATCCCATTCGATGGGCACTTCCGGCGGGGCCTGCTGCCCCACGAATTCCACCGCCTCCCGCACTTCCGGCGGGGTGCTGATGTCTACGAACCGCTTGCCGTAGTATTCGCCCATGAATTCGATATAGATGCGGTACAAGTCCTCGATGGACTGGTACAGGTTCTGCTTCGTGATTTCGCTTGGGGTACTTGCCGCCCGTTGCAGGGCAATGATGGCGCTGGTGTTGTCCGGTCTGGTGTCGCCCAGGGCAACGCTGGTGGCCCCCAAGCTCTGCTCCGTCTGCTCCACCGCCAGCTGGATGAACTGGCTGATTTGCGGGCTGATAGCCGCCGGGTCCATGATTTTTGCCACGTTGTTCACGTCGCCGCCATTCACCCCGATAGCCGCCCCGATGCGGTTGTCCCACTTGGCTACTCTGGTCTTGTCATAGATGACCTTGGGGTATGCCGTGGTCATAATCGACAGCATGGACATCGCCCATGCTTTGTTGATGAAGATTTGGTTGGGGATAAGGCCCGTTATCATGG